TGCAATGTTTGTTGATACCGCTGGACTTTCGACAAATGATGCTAAAGTAATGTGTGGTATTTCATATAGAAAAAATAAGCCAATGCTATCTGAAGGCGCTGGTGAATTAACAGATAAACAAAAGACTTTGCCAGAGTCAATTAAGAAAGGTATTTTAAAACGCTACGAGAAAGCTGGTACATTATCTGAAGAAGGAAAAAAACAATTATCACAATTACATGCAAATGTAGAAATTGAAATCGAAAACGAAGAGTCAGAAGATGAAGAAGAAATGGAAGACGAAAAAGAAAACGGTGGACCAACTGAAGAAATGCAAGCAGAACCCACTGCTGTTTTTGTTCAAGAACCAGCTCCCCCAACAGCGGCTATCAATCCTACCTTAATGAATGAAGGATTGAAAATAGACGAAAAACTAAAGCAAGAAAATAAATCAGACGGACCAAAGAGTCCAGATTTACAAAGTGCAACATTCAAGGCTTAACGCCAAGCGCCCGAAAGGGCGCTTTTTTCTTGACTTGATTTAGCTTTTATTCCATACTTCGGTATGGCAAAAAAAGTAGCCAAAGAGATTAAACCAAAATTCTCTGTTCGTAAATTAGTTACGAAAATCATTCACCCCATCCCAAAGAACAGTAAAGACTTTTGGGCTAAAGAAATAACTTTGCTTAAAAGATTAATAGCAAAATATCCAAACGTTGATTTTTGGGAAAAAGGAACATTCAAAAAAGTTCCATCTTTTGCAATTTATTTGACAACAGAAGATTCATACATATTCTCAAAATATCAAGAATTTTTATTTCAACCTGAAACTGATAAAGTTGAAATAAAGCTAGGTGAAAAGACTGGGGAAGATTACAATAAGGAAGTAAAACCAAAAACAATTAAAGACTTTTTAAAATGAGCAAGAAATCAAAAGAAGAAATCGAATCGACAAGTATTTTAACATCACAAAATCAAATCAAAAACTTTTTGAAGCGTAACGAAGAGTCTCACTACAATTTTGAACCTACAATAGATTATAAAGTTTCTAGTGGAAGTTTGCTATTTGATTATAAACTTGGAGGAGGACTTGGAACTGGATTACATCGTTTTGTTGGTATAAATGAAGGCGGCAAGACAAGCTGTGCTCTTCAGTTTATGAAGGAATTTTTAGAAAATTCCACCAAGAGAAAGGGATTTTATATCAAAGCTGAAGGCAGACTCAGCAAAGAAATGATTGAAAGATCGGGAGTAAAGTTTGTTTTTGATGCTGATGACTGGAAAGAAGGAACGTGTTTCGTCTTCGAATCAAATATATACGAAACTGTATTTGACGCGCTCAGAGAACTAGTTGGTAAAAATGATGAAAAGATTCAATATTTCTTTTTATTAGATTCAGTAGATGGATTGATTAGAAAAGGTGATTTAGATAAAACTTTTGAAGAATCACAGAAAGTAGCAGGTGGCGCAGTAATTGCCGCTGACTTGATGAAAAGAATGTCAATCGCATTACAAAAGCGAGGACATATCTGTATATTTATTTCTCAAGTTCGTGCGGATATTAAGCTCGATCCATACAGCAAAGCCCCAGTGCGGCAAACAACTGCAACAGGCGGTAACGCTTTATTGCATTTCGCTAATTGGATCATTGAGTTTGAGCCTCGCTTCAAGGGAGACTTGATTCTTCAAGATGAAAAAGTTAACTACGATGAATACAAGAATCCATATATTGGTCACATAGTAAAAGTAACAATCAAGAAGTCCCCTAACGAAAAAACAAATTCTGTCATCAAATATCCAATTCGATATGGCCGAAAGAATGGAACTTCAAATTGGATTGAAAAGGAAATCTTTGATTTTCTATTAATGTGGGATTTTGCTGAACAAAAAGGCGCTTGGATTAATTTTGATCAAGATTTTATTAATATATTGAAGGACGCAGGCTTTGTTGATTTTCCTGAAAAGATTCAAGGAACAGCGAAATTCGAAACGCTCATTAATGAAAATGAAAATCTAAAAAAGTTTCTATTTAATTACATTAGCGAAAACTTATTAAATTTCGACGATGGAATTTCTAACTCTGACGAATAAAAAAAAGCGATGTAAAAATATAAAAAACTATATAATTGATTGGAGTTGTGAAAGTAGAAGCAAATTCCAAACAAGAGTAAAAAAGTTTTTATATACTTACTGGACTGGAAATGTTGTATTCGAAGAGTTTCCAATCGTTGGAACCCGGCTCACCTTGGACTTTTATAACGCTAATAAAAGAATAGCCATAGAAGTTCAAGGTGGGCAGCATACAAAATATGTGAAATTCTTTCATTCTGATAGAATAAACTTCTTAGATCAGTTAAAAAGAGATCAAAATAAAGAAAAGTTTTGTGAAATAAATAAAATAAAACTTGTTACAATATTTGAGCATGATATAATAAATGCGCATCTATTTGAGAGTCAAGGTGTAATATTATAATATAAATGAAAAACAATAAGGATCCAGAAAACTTTAAACAGTTTAAAATACCCGAAAACTATTTTAATCGGTTATTTGAGTTTACTGGGTCGGATGAGTCTTCAAAAGGTTTTATTTTAGCGTATGTATCGCAAGATGGTTGCCCAATTATATATACAAAAGTTGCTAGCTCGATCGTAGAAATGGGTTTACGTAAAGCTTTAGAAAAATTCTTACTAGAAGCAGAGAACAGCGAAGAAGGCATTGACATCAGCACTGGAGACTGATATAGTCAGTGCGGAATGATTTATTCTTACGAACTGGAAATGCAGCTGCTGGCTGCACTAATTAAGTATCCAGAAAAATTTGTAGAGATTGCTACTTTTATTTCTGAAAAAGATTTCTGGAACGAATCTTCGAAGATCAACCGAATAATCTTCAAGGTTTTAAAGCAAGCAATAGAAAATGGAGAGAAAATCGATGAAATTGTAATTGCTCAAAGAGTAAAAACTTTTGGTATTTCTTTCGAAGACAATATTAATCCATCTGATTATATTGATTCTTTGGCTTTAAGAAAGATATCTAAAGATACCATTGTTAGTACTGCTAAAGAGTTAAAGAAACACACAATTAGACGAGAGATATTTCAGTGCTGCGCTGAAATTGGCAAAAAGATGCGGTCGATGCCTGCATCTAGTGATTACAATACGATCATTGAAACAGCAGATCAGATTTACAATGATCAAATCAATATGTATGAAACTGGTATTGATAGACCAGTTAATATATATGATCAAATGGAAGATCTTGTCGAAGAACGCGGTAATAATCCTATTACTGAATTTGGATTTGCTGGCCCCCATGAAAAATTGCAAAACATATATGGGTCTTTATTACGCCCCGGAAATATCACCGTAGTGGTCGCTCGATCTGGCGTCGGTAAAACACAGTTCTGTTTGGATTTTACTACGAAGGTTGCTTCCAGATATGACATTCCAGTGCTTCATTTCGATAATGGCGAAATGAGCCAAGAAGAACTAACAATGCGTCAATGCGCTGCTCTTTCTGGAGTTCCATTACACCTGCTTGAAAGCGGCAATTGGAGAAAAGCTGGAGCAGAAGTTGTCGATAAAGTTCGAACAACATGGAATAAAATCAAGAAACAAAAATTGTTTTATTATAATGTTGGCGGAATGAATGTCGATTCTCAGATTAATCTTCTAAAGAGATTCTATTATTCTGAAGTTGGACGGGGCAATTCTATGATTTTTAGTTTTGATTATATTAAAACAACATATGAAAGCTCATCAACTAATAAGAATGAATGGCAATTAGTAGGTGAAATGGTTGATAAATATAAGAAATGCATTCAAAGAGAAATCGTTAATGATAAAGGACCATGCATTTCAATGATGACTTCTGTTCAGTCCAATCGAGCGGGCATTGTCAATAATAAGCAATCTGCCAACGTAGTAGATGACGAAAGCATTGTTTCTCTTTCAGATCGAATTACTCAGTTTTCATCACACATGTTTATTTTACGAAATAAAACAACAGATGAACTTCAAACTGAAAAAGGATTTGGAACCCATAAATTGATTAACGTTAAAGCGCGGCATTTAGGAAAAGATATTTATGGAGCTATCAATCCAGTCAAAATGCCTGACGGCAGTCTGAAAAGAAATTTTGTTAATCTAGATTTCCATAATTTCAGCATTACCGAAAAAGGCGACTTAAGAGATATCGTTGATAATCTTAATGCTAATGCTACTCTTACAAACGATGGAAGCGACGATGTTCCTAATTTAGATTAATATGAATCAAGAAAAAATAGAATCTATACTTTTGGAACTCGGTTACAACTTAACCGATAGAGGCAAGTATTGGCAAACAAATGCAGTTTATCGAGATGGAAATAACAGAACTGCTATACAAATATGGAAAGATACTGGAATTTGGAAAGATTTTGTCAAGAATACAAGATATTCTCCATTTAAAAGATTAATTGAATTAAGCGCAAATGGAGATATTCGAAAAATTAATGAATTGCTTAAACTAATCGAATCTGATGCCGATGCAGAATTTAACGTTCAACCAGTAGAGAAAATGGAAATAGATCAATTTTTTGACCATGACGAAATTAAAACTCTATTGCCTCATTATTCTTTTTACAATAAAAAGAAAATTAGCGATAAAACTCTAGAGATATATCAATCTGGTTTTTCAATGTCTGGAAAAATGAATGGACGATTTGTTTTTCCTATTTATGATCATAATAAAAAAGTGATCGGAATTAGCGGCAGACATTTGCTATGGAAAGAT